TTCTCGTCCGGTGGTCGCATCATGCGCGCCTGATGCGCCAGCTCGAGGCGTGGGCGCTCAAGTCGATCAAGGGCGACGAGAAGGCCGGCGCGATCGTCGTTCGGCTCGAAGACAGGCTGGCCAAGCTCGACGGACTCGACACGCAGACGAAGGTCGAGCACGAGTTGACGGGCCCCGCGGCGACACCGGTCCCGATCACGATCATCAACGAGGCGCCGAAGCCTGAGGACGTGGCTCGGCTGGTTGCGGCCGCGTTCGGCGGGCGAGTGGTGAGCGGAAGTGATGGGAGCAGCGGAGCAACTGCCGGCACCGATGGCGCCGGAGCAATACCGGAGAAGCCTCCCGGCGAGTGAGCTCGCGGCCCTCGATCTTTGGCTCGGGTCGTTCTACCCGTTCCAGCGCGACTGGCTGCTCGACAACGCGCGCAACGCGATCTGCTGCAAGGGCCGTCAGTACGGCTTCTCGCATACGACCAGCGCCGTTGCGGTGCTTTGGGGGGCGTTCCACGGCGAGCTGACGACGGTCATCTCGATCGGCCAAGATGAGGCCAACGAGGTGCTCGACAAGGCACGGCGGCACATCTACGTGCTGCGCGGGCTTGGCTCGCAGATGGCGCGCGCGAGTCGCGTCAGCAAGAGCGAGATCGTCTTCTCGTCCGGTGGTCGCATCAAGGCGTTGCCAAGCTCCGGTGGCCGCGGGTTCACCGGCAACGTCTTCTTCGACGAGTACGCGTACCACCAGTTTGCAAAGGACGCGTGGGAGAACGCCGCGCCGGCTGCGCGCCTCGGGTTTCGTCGCCGTGTGGTGAGCACGCCGAACGGCACGGGGAACGAGTTTTACAACCTCTGGAAGGCAGCGAAGCGGCCGAACTCCGGATGGTCGGTGCACGAGGTGCCGTACACGCGCGCCGTCGCCGACGGATTCCCGTTCGACATGGCCGACGCCATGGTCGAGGCCAAGGGCGACCCGCGCATCTTCGCGCAACTCTATGGCTGCTCATTCCTCGACAGCGAGCTCCAGTACATCCCGAGCGCGCTCATCGATGCGGCCCGCTCTGAGTCGACGTGGTGCGAGGAGGGCGAGTGCTACGCGGGCCTTGACGTCGGACGCACGAACGACCTGACCGCACTGGTCATCATCAAGCGCGACGCGCACGGCGTCTGCTGGCAGCAGCGAATCGAGACGCGCAAGCGCACCGCGTACGAGGATCTCGAAGCGCTCGCCGCGATGGCGTTCGGGGCGCCGTACTTCTGCCGCCGACTATGCGTCGACGCTACCGGCATGGGCGCTTTCCCTGCTGAGCAGCTCCAAAAGAAGTTCGGACTCCACGCTGTGGAACCGGTCGTCTTTACGAACCAGTCGAAGGAAGATCTGGCGACGACGCTCTATCAGGCGTTCGCCGACAAGCGCATCCGCCTTGAGGGCGGCGACTCACCCAGCAGCTTCGCACTGCGAGAGGACATCGCCGCTATCCGCCGCGTCGTCACCGCCGCCGGTAACGTCCGCTACGACGCGCCGCACACCGACGAAGGCCACGCCGACCGAGCGTGGGCGCTCGCGCTCGCGGTGCACGGCTGCTCTCGACGCGGCCAAGGCAAGCACGTCCTCCACGATTACGACGATACCGAGCTCGACTGATGACCACCCAGCAACCCGCCGGCTACGACGAAGCAGTCAAGGCCGTGCACGCGAACATGTCTCCGCGCGCGCACCGCATGGCGCAGCTCGAGCGGTTCGTCGAGGGTACGCAGTACGAGGGACTGCCCAACTTCTGGGCGGCTGACGCGAAGGTCCCGCTTGTCGACCGAGCGCCGTGCATCGTCTACCCGATCGTCAGGAGCGCCATCGACAGCAACGTCGACCTGTTGCTCGGTGAGGGACGCTTCCCGACGCTTTCCGCGCGCCCCGACGAGGACGGCGACATCGTTGATGACGGCGAGTTGAGCGAAGAAGAGAGCGCGACGATCGACGCGTTCATTCGTCAGGTCCACAAGCAGTCGCGCTTTCGCGTCGCCGCGCGCGAGATGTTTGCTGCCGGTCAGGCCAGCGGCTCCGCGTGCGCACTCCTCGGCGTGCGCTCGGGCAAACTCTTCGTCGAGACCGTCAAGGCCCGTTGGTGCGAGCCCGAATTTGACATTGACGGCAACGTCACGCGCCTCGTCATCCAATACCCCTACGTCGAGACCGTCCGCGTCAGCGGGCAGTGGCAATCGAAGGCGCGCGTCTACCGCCGCGTCATCGACGACCAGAACGACGTGACGATGCTGCCGGCCGAAGGTCGCGCCGACGGTGGCGAAATCGCGTGGCGCAAAGATGCGGCGCGCAGCGTCACCCACGGCCTCGGCTTCTGCCCGGTCGTCTGGTACGCGCACATGCGCGGCTGCGTCGCGTTCGGCGACTACGACGGCAAGGCCATCCACGAGCAGCTGCTCGATGAGATCAAGGCACTCGACATGACGCTCTCTCAGCGTCAACGAGCCGCGTACTACGCTGGCGATCCGCAGTGGACAGAGGCCGGCGTCGAACTCGGAAGCAGCCCCACCGGCGGCGGGCGGCGTGGCCGCGGCATCATGAGCACACCCGCAGGCGGCCGGCCGTCAGACGACAACCCGGTGAATGGACGCTTCGCGGACCCGCTCGTCGGCAGCAAGGCGCGCAAGAAGAGTCCGGGCGATGTCTGGCAGTACGAAAGTCCCGACACCAAGGTCCAGCTCCACACGCTCCCCGGCGACGCGCTCAAGGCCATCGACGACACCGCCCACGATCTGCGGCAAAAGATCGCTGAGTCGCTCTGCGTCGTGTTCATGGATCCGGAGAACGTGAAGTTCGCAGCTACCGTGAGCGGCAAGGCGCTTGAGGTGCTCAAGCAGCGACAGCTGGATCGGTGCGACCAGTACCGCGCCGACTTCGGCGAGCGATTCATCCTTCCGGCGACCAACATGCTCCTCCGCATCGTCGCAAAGGTGAAACTCGGGGCACGCGTGCCCGGCATCAAGCGCGCGCTGCCGATCCTCACCAAGATCGGCGGCAGCGACGAGGGCGCCCATGTGGCAGCCGCCTAGCCTCACCCTCCGGTGGGGTCCGTACTTCCGCGCCGCCCCGGAAGATGAGCAGAAGCTCGTCGACCTAGTCGCGCAAGCGCGAGACGCCGGCCTCATCACGCGCCGCACGGCCGTGGAGCGTGTCGCTCGTCAGTTTGGGATCGAGAACGTGGACGAGTACGTCGACGCGCTCGAGAAGGAAGACCAGAAGCGCGACGCTGCCTCGCTCGAGAAGGCGGAGATGGCCATCGCCAGCATGAGCGCGAGGCAGAAGGCCAAGAGCACGCCTCCGCCACCGCAGTCAACCGATGACGTCAGCGAGTGAGGACGAAGCGCGCAAGAGGCGCGATGACGCCGCAGTCGCGCTGCTGATGCTCTCCCGAGAGCGCGCGCTTCGCACTGGTCTCCGAAGCTCGCTCAAGCGAGCAGAGGCTCGCGCGGTAGACGATCCGCGCGGCGCCACATACGCGCTCGCGGACGACTCCGCCAAGATCCTGACGGCGCAGCGCTCGGCGACCGCCACAGCCTCAGGCGCATCCGCAGCGGCACGCGTGGGCCTTGCTACCTCGGCGGCCGTCGGCCTCGTTGCCGCTCACGAATCAAAAATCGCGGCGAAGGCAGAGCGAGAGGCGGCCCGCATCGCGAACGGTTTCGAGCGCAAGCTTGCTAGGTGGGCAGACCCGCACGTCGCCGCGCGCGCCGTTCGATCCCAGGTCGACACAGCCGCAGCCACCGAGACCGCTGACGCCATCCAAGATGGCAGACGCATCTTCCTGCGCGAGCACGAGGACGAGCTCGCCGACCGATTCATCCAGGTGTGGAACGCCACGTTCGACAACACCTGCGAGGTCTGTAGCGCGCTCCACGGCACGACCGCGCCCATCGGTAGCAGCTTCGGCGGCTACGAGCCGGGCTCTGTTCACCCACGCTGTCGATGCTTCATGTCGATCCAACGCATTCACTGATCCGAGGAACCCATGCCGGAATCGAAGACGTGCCTGATCTGCGGCATGGTCGCAGGCAGCGACGCATTCACGTGCGTTGCGTGCGGCGAAGCGTCGTGGAGCGCACCGAGCGCCATCGCCGCAGAGGAGAAGCCGGCCGCGGACGGTGAAGTGTCTGCGCCCCACGCTGACGAAAAGCCCGCTCGAGGGAAGCGCCGATGATCATCGTTGACGCCTGGAAGTTCACCGGCGCTACGCCGGCGTCCGCGTCGTCCGCGCTGGTCGCTGGCTGCATCGTCGGACCGAGCCTCAACAAGTACGACTGGTTCGAGATCGACGTCGTCGCCACCGGCGGCACCGGCGGCACGCTCGACGTCTACTTGCAGCGCAAGCTGGAAACGGACGTCTGGGTCGAGTTCGCACATCTCCCGCAGGTCGCCGCAGCGACGACGAAGTGCTTCTCGCTCAAGAGCCAGGCTGGCACGGCGATCACCGAGGTCGGCAAGTTCAGCGACTCCGGCAGCGGCACGGCGGTGCTCGCGGCCAACTCGCTCGTCGGCGGGCACTTCGGCGACATCTTCCGCGTGTACGTCACCGCTGGCGCCGGCACCACTGTCGCCGGAGCGGTGACGCTCTACGTGCGCGCGTTTAGGGCGCAGGGCTGATGGGCCAAGGCTACCAGTACGTCGGCGGCATCATCTACGAGCTGACCGATGACGGCCATGTGCCGGTCAAGCAGAAGTCGTCGGACATTGGTTCGAGCGTCGTTCCCACGGATGCAGCGGAGCAAGTCGCCGCTCCGAGCGTGCCACGCGTCTACGGCGCGCCCACACCGAAGCCGGCGGCACCCATCGCGGCAAAGCAGCCTGCTCCAGAGCTGACGCCAAAGGACGTGGTGCGTCTCGCGCGCAAGCGTCTCGTCGAGGTGAAGCGCGAGATTGCGCGCCTCCGCAAGCTCGAAGTCGAGCGCGACCAACTGACGCGACTCCTCGATGCCGCGGACGGCAAGCCGCGCGCAGTCGTGCGCGACCTCCCGAAACGCTCCGCCTGACCGGCGAGCACAACACCAACCGTCACCGACAACTCACCGGCGCGCACGCGTCCGGCGCTGAGGAGAACTCGCTATGTCTACGATCAACGGAACCATCACCGGCGTCACGCTCATCGATGCGAACAAGGGCATGGGCGGCGACAACCGCAAAGCGTTCCTCTGCGCCGCGTCCTTCGCCGCGTACACCGGCGCGTCCGACACGTACACCGTGACCGGCATCAACACCGCGATCGCCGCGCATGAGCGCAACGGTAAGACGCTGACCCTCCTCTATGTCGTGCCCGCTTCGTGCGGCCTCGACACCAACGGGCAGGCCGTCTACCTCAAGTCCGCTCCGACCCTGTCGAACACCACGACCACGGGCGACATCGCGGGCGACCTCACTGCCGCGGACGGCTCGACGGAGCTCACGTCGGCGACCGCGTCGCATGGCGTGCAGTTCATCGCCGTCGTCAAGGAAGCCTGAGACTTCACCGCGCTCGCTTCGGCGGGCGTGTGGCGAACGCCGTGCCTTACCAGGCGTGACAGGCGGGAGAGCACCGCCGCCAATCGAGCACCGAGCGCGCCGCTTTGCGCGCTCCTCCGCACGGGCCGCCGCCGGTCAACGGGCGAACGGAGAAGCACATGAGCGATCAGCAATCGGCAGCGGGCCAAGCGCCCGCCGCACCGTCGACGTCTGCCCAGCCCGCGGCCACCGCCGCCCCTGTCGCCGCGCCCAGCGCGCCGGCATCGAACGAGGATCCGCACTGGCTCAAGCCGCGCCTCGAACAGGCGAAGGCCAGCGTCCTCCGCGAGCTCGGCGTCGATGACGTCGAGGCCGCGAAGAAGGCGCTCGCGGACGCGAAGGCCAAAGCCGACGCGGAGAAGACCGCTGCGGAGAAGGCTGCGGAGTACAAGGCCAAGTTCGATACCGAGGCCGCCGAGAAGGCTCGTCTCGCTGCGACAGTCGCAGAGCACGCGGCACGCATGCTCATCGGCCTCACCGCCGAGCAGCAGAAGGCCGTCAAGGACATCGCTGGCGACGACGCTGCCGCGCAGCTCCGCGCCATCGGTGCGCTGCAACCCACGTGGGCCGCACAACGCGCCACGCAAGCGGCGGAAGCCGCAGCAGCGGCGCCGGCCGCTGTCGCGCCTGTGACGACGTCTCCGGCACCGAGCGCGCCGAACGGCGCCGTCACCTCACCTCCGGATCACCGCGCCATCTACGTGGAGCTGCGGAGGTCCAACCCGTTCGCTGCCGCGGCTTACGCCGAGCAGCACCCCGAAGCCTACGCGGCCAAGGGCTGACCACGCACGACCTCCACACGGGCTCGTCGCTCGGTGGGTTTTTGAAAAAGGAAACCAGACATGCCGTCGTTCAACCGAGCCACGCTTCCCGAAGAGTTCTACGAGCGCGTCAGCAGCCAGATCCTCGTCAAGCCGGAGCCGCAGTACCTCTACGCGCAGCTCTGGCTGGGCGCGATGGGCATGTCGCTCCAAGCGCCTGCCATGCTCGGTCTCGAAGGCCGAGCCATCGCATCGAACGGCGCTGACTACCCGTCCGCCGATCGCGATCGTCTGATGCTCGCGAGCCCCCTCATGAACGAGGTGGTCGCGGCCAAGGTCGACTTCACCAAGGAGTTCGGCAACACGATCAAAATCAACCGCCCGACGTTTACGAACTCGACGTACACCGTCGCGTCTCGTCAGCTCGCCAGCGGTGTGACCATCAGCACGACCGGCATCGCGGTCGCGAGCGAGCAGACCAACCTCACGCTGTTCCGCTACGGCGGCCCCTACAGCACGACGGTCCAGCCGTACGCGATCGAGGCGTTCGACTCGAAGATGAGCGTGCACTCTGCCGTGAAGATTCACGGCACGAACCTCATCCGCGACTGTCACCGGTTCATCGACGCGGTCAATGGCGTCCTCCTCGACACCGCGGCGACGACGACCTACCCGGCCGGCGTCACGGCCGACAACGACGTGACCCTCGCGGGCACCGCTCCGATGACGTTCGAGCAGATCGCTCGAACCGAGGAGCAAATGGACACCGCGAACCTCCCGACCTTCTCGGATGGGTTCCGTCTCCTCGTGCTCACGCCGACGCAGGTGCGTCAGCTCAAGAACGACCCGCAGTACCAGCGCGCTGCGCAGATGATGCCGCAGTACAACATCCTCTTCCCGCAGTACGTCTCGAGCGTCGGGAAGTTCCACATCTTCAAGAGCACCACGCTCTCGACGGCGAACAACTCGTCGAGCATCCCGATCCACAAGGGCCACGCGATCGCCCCTGGCGCGCTTCTCGGCGGCATGGGTCGACCGCTCCGCGTGATGCCCAACACGAACGACAACTACGGCGAGACCGTCCTCGTCATCTGGCTGGGCGATCTCGCGTTCGGCCTCGCGGACAACACCTTCGTCGTGTCGGTCAGGTCCGCCGCTTAGTCGGTTGAAGTCATAGCCAAATGCGTCATGCTTTGGCTATGGCCAGATGCTCCATTGTCGGTTGCCGGAAGACGGCGAAACACTTGGCGATGTGCGTGACGCACTACCATCGCGCGCATCGCCGAGCCGCCGGCATTCCGGAACGCAAGTCACCATCGCCTTGCTCTGTCGATGGGTGCCGGGAAATGCGCGCGGCTCGCGGGTTATGCAAAATGCATTACATGCGGGCGCGAGTCCGCGGCGAGTTTGCGGACTTTCCGAAGTGCAGCCGCCGAGGTTGCGACAACCGTGTAATGAGCCACCGGTTGTGCAACAAGCACAATAAGGAGCGCGCTGCGCGCGCGGCTGGCGTCCCCAAAAGGCGATTTGTCAAGAACGGGCGGATGGTCGATCCGCGAAGCGGATACGTCGTCGTTCGCCGCCCAGGGCATCCTAATGCCGACGGCGTCGGTCGCATCTTTGAGCATCGGCTCGTGATGGCGGAGCACCTGGGCCGGCCCCTCACCAGGGTAGAGACTGTTCACCACAAGAACGGCAAGCGCGCCGACAACCGGCTCGAGAACCTAGAGCTGTGGTCGACGTCGCACCCGAAGGGCCAGCGCGTTAGCGATGTGCTCGCGTGGTGTCGTGAATTTTTGGCCCAATACGAAGGATTCGATTCATGAAGATCGTTGGCGACAAG